ATTTAAAATTACAAGCTTCTGTAGGTTTGATGATAAGATCCATTACTATCTCCAAATCACTTTATCTTCGAGTGATTTAATAGGACTTATACAATTAGTTGTTTTAATTATTTTCATTAAAGAGTGTATACCTCTTTCAGCACACATATGCACGAATTGACAATCTTGACAATCTTTATTTTTATGAGCCCAATCAACTTGATTTAAAAAACCTTCTAAATATGTTTCATATAGTCCTGCAAAGGTCCAATTTTTTTTAACTTCAAATTCTTCATCAAAACTGGCCACACCTTCAAGGAAAAATGGTGTCATATAAAGTTTGCCTGATTTATAAAAAATGTCCCAATCTGTTCCTTCGTGTGGCATTAAATCATATACATCAACCTTATCTCCATATTTTAACTTAGCGCTCGTAAAATATTTTTTAAGACTCATTACGGAGTCATAAAATCCTTTTGCATTTTCTGGTTTTTGTAGGTTTAAACGTGAATGTGCTAGATTAAACCCTACATCAAAACCTTTTAATAAATCCGATTCGTGTGTTTTTAATATAAGTTCTTCAGTTAAATTTTTATTTTGTGTACGGTCATATATAGATGTAGATTCATAATTCATTATTAAATAAGTTTTAGTATGTGTTACGTCTGGCATATTATCTAAAGTTATTTTAATACGTTTTTTAATTCTGTTTACATAATCTTTATTATCTATATGATAAGCTTCAAACGGTATTATAAATTTAACAAAACCACCTTCTAATAACCAGTTGAGTTTTTTACCAAACTTTTCATAGTTTTCGTCAAAAGGATCTAAAAAGGCACAATTTATTGCCGTCTTAAAAAATTTTTTAGTTATTTGTTTAATTCTTTCATCAGTCAAAATTTTATCAACATTTGAACTCGTCATTACATCTGTAGGCCCTATTTGTAAATTCATAGGTCTAAATTCGTTTTTTTTAAGATCATCAATTAAAAGCATTATTTTATTAAACTCATTATCAGTAGGCCAATTATTACCTGATTTGTCTACACTACAACCTGTGCAATTAAACTGGCATCCGTTGGTTATTTCCAAAGAAAAATCAATTAACTTTTTTATATTATCTTCTTTCATATAATTATTGGAGATGTTTCTTCAGCGTCTTTTACGGCCCATCCTAATACTATGGATGTTCTAGGCTTTTCGCCAAAATAAGGTTTTACTCTATGTGTTAAAAAACCTGGAAATATAATTAATCTATTTTGTTTAGAAAGTATGTTTATTGCATTATTTGGGTATTCAGCAAAAGTTAAATTTTTATAAATTGTTAATTCTCCTCCTGTCCAATTTTTATCATCATAATCACTGTCTATATAATATATAGCCGTAATAAAAGAACTTTCAACCATATCGTGATGTGGTTCATATAGATGATTTGAAACTTTTGATTGATTATATTTTTGTAAATTACCTTTTTGAAAGTTTGATAATCTCATATTATCAAAATTAATATTATTTTGAAAACAGTAATTTATAACCAATTTACTCGCTATTTCGTAAAATCTTTTTTGAGGAGCTGTTAAATTAAAAATGTCTTGTCCTTTTATGGTAGAAGGAATGGTACTTTCCGTTTTCAGGTCATTGATTAAATTTTTATCTTCAATAAGATTATCAATAATTTCAATAGTATCTATAAATTTAATTTGCATAACGTATATAATATTTATCTTGTTTTTTAAAACCAAATTGCTGCATTATCTCTCTATGGTAAGGTTCTTTTTGTATTCTCATTTGATTCATTACTAAATGTAATTGTTCCATATAAGAACCTGTAGGTATTATAATTTTGTAATGAGAAAAAGTTTTAATTATATCAGAATACATCTGTCTTATAAGTTTTCTAATACTTGTTCTAGGTCGTTTTCTCAAAACACCTGAAGTTTTTACACCTCCTATTATAATTTCTTTTTCGTAAATGTGTAACATAACAATACCTTTTTCTAATTTCCAATTTTCTTCACAGGTAACCCACTGTTCTTCATTTTTATTTTTTATAGTATCTTCGTAAATATCAGGATCAGTTTCTTTTGTTCCCCACCAAATAAGAAAATGGGCTTGTCTATCACATATTCTAGGACAATATGGATAACTTATAGGTAAAGTGTCCATTACAACATCAACGTTTGATATATCTATTTTAACTGGCGATGTAGTTTCTTTGTAGTCGTACATCTTCGATATATCTGTGCGTAAGTTTATAGACACACTCATCTAACTCCTCTCTATATCTGTAATCGTGATTCATAAAACAACCTAATGTACATCTATCTAAAAACTCACAAGAAACACAATTATATTTTTCTAAAAACTTATTTTCAATAATACTATTGTCCATACGTTTAATAGGCGATTTGTACATACTTAAAGACTTTTTATCTTGTACTAAATTACCACACATACATAAAGTACCATCAGCTAAAACCAACTTACTCACTCTACAAGAAGAATAGTTTTTTTTATTAAAAATCCAATCTTTTACAGGATGCACGTGAGGGTAATTATCTACACAATGTTTAAAAAATTTTAATAGTAATTCATCACTAGGCATATTAAACTTGGCGTGTTCATCTGGCATATAGTAATCAAAGTAAATGTATTTACCACTGTTATAAAGATAATCAAAATATTCATCACCGTTATTTAAATAATGTTCTATGTTAGGCTTAGTTAATAAACAAGAGAAACAAGTAACTCTATCACCAAAATAATCTACATTACTTTTAAATATTTCAAACTGTATTTTATTGAAACGGCCTCTTGGGTCGTATGATGTTGTAAGTCTTGCAGGAATATCGTTATCTTTAGAGTATTTTAATAATTCTTCTATTTGGTCAATACCTTTTTTATCAGTAACTAAGTTAGATACCCAATTCAATGAAAATAACTTATTATACTTTTTTGCTATTTGGGATATACCTAATGATAACTGCTTATAAGCTTCGTTTATTTCTTTTGTGTAAATGCTTGGTGCAAATACCTCACCACCCATTATGTTTAAAGTGATTTTATTTTTAAATTCTTTACTTATAAGTTTTTCAATAGGTTCTAATTTGTTTAAAACTGTGTCTATGCCTATTTTATCTTGGTGATTTTGCCAACAGAAAGCACAACTTAAATTACAAAACTCAAATAAATGTATGGTGTATTCTTGCTCAGGATCTCTTTTAGGATCAATCAAAAATTCACGCATTTTAATATTATAATAATCTAAACTTAGTAAGCGCCTCTATATTATTATCTCTCTTTAAGTTTAATATGTGATGTAAAAAAACATAATTTACATTTTGAAAATCAAATGTTGAAACTAAACAAGTATCAAAAGGATTTTGAACTACAAAATTTAAAACCGTATTCATTTCTGTTTCAGTAATAGTATCTTTAGCAGCTAGTTCTAAATAATCAAAAGCGCTAAACAATGTTCTATTAATTTCCATTTCTTCAACATTTAAATAAATATTTTTTAATAAGTTTCTTAATCCATTTATTTTTTCTTGTGATAAATTTTCTATATTGCAAACGTCATATATGCCTGTTTTTTCATTTTGTTTCCATATTGTTTCATCTGCATAATATTGTAAAGAAGAAACACCTGAAATAGGATTATTAGAATTTAAATTTAAATCATTTTCTGTAAATCCTAATGTTGTTTGAAAATTTTTATTTAATAAGTTTAATAATATCATTTCTCTATTATCAGTGAAAGCTTCTTTTAACCATCTTCTTAAAAATAAATGTAATACACTTTTTAATGAGTTAGTGTAATTAGTAGAATTACTAAAATAATCAGCTAATAAAAACTCATATGAATAATTTAAATTCAAATTTTTAATAGAATTTCTATTTTCGTCTGTTATCGTTTCTGAATTAAAGCTTTCAGTTAAATCTCCTAGTCCTTCTTTTAAAGTATCTAATTTTAATGGTACAACAGATTGCAGTCGAGTATTTTGAGTTATTTTTTCTTTGTAAACCGTTAGATTAACAAAACGGTTAAAACTTTCTAAATTTATAGATGGTAATATTGTTTTAATCCATTTAACTAAAAACTTAATATAGTTTGTTTTGTCGCAATAAATTATAATTTTTTTATTAGAAGTTTGCCCATAAGAAGATAATTCGGTTATTAAATTTGTGAAATTTAAATCATCTAAATTTCTACCATATTTTATTAATTTTCCTTGTATAACTTTATCTAAAAAATCCGATATGTTCACTCCGTTTATATTTGAAATAACAACTCGGTCAAAATTTAATTCTATCTTATCGTCAAGTTCTAAATATGTTTTATTAAATAGATGCAACATTTTTTATAATTTCCTTATCTTTTATTTTAGCTTCTATATACTCTTTACCTTTTCCTTGCGTTATACCCCAAGTGAGTAAAAACATAGGATTTTTTGGTGTAGACCAAAATTCAAAAAGGTTTTTGCCTCTAAACATATAATCATCAAAATATCGTGTATAAAATTTTATGTTATTATTTAGTTTATTAAAAAAAAGATAAAACCTTTCTTGTTTTAGTAAACTTACAAAATTTACACCTTCTAAACTATTTGTGTCATCTGCTGGAAATGTTTTAGCATAATCTTTAAATTCGTCAGAATTGACAATGTACATATTAAATATACTTAAGCTATCTAATTTATCAGACCATTTAGAAATTATATCAGTATTTTCATTTATAAAATTCTTGTAATTCTCAGTTTTTAAAATATTTTTATATTCTAATAATATATCAATAATAATATTTTCTAATGACTCTATATTAACCAAAGTAACACTATGTAAATATTCTTTAACTAATTCTAAATCTGGTTCTTTTATATCAGCAGGTAAATCTAAATTACTTAAATAAGTTAATAATTTTTTACCTTTTAACTCGCTATTCTTATAGTCAATTAAATAAAAAACTTCTTTATCCGTGAAATGTTTTTTTAAATTTTCTATTGATATTGGTGCTATTGTTTCAATTATGTTCATTATCTTCTTCCTCTCGAACTGTGGCAAGAACTGTGGCAACTTGCGTGACACACATCTATTTGGGTTGTTACTGTTGTGGTTCTAATTGCAGTATAAGCTGCTGTTAAATTTGTAAAATATGTTTCTAAATTTGTGTCATCAACATTCTGACCTGTGGTTACATTAGCATTTGCAACGGCACCAATGGCTGCTCTATTTGCGGTATCTAAATGGGCAACTGCTGTTTGATCAAAAATAATTCCTGGTGTTGGCCTTGAACCTGTATTTCCTCCACCACCTGTTACGTTTAATATTGCTCTTTGTTGTCTAATATTTGTATATAAAGCAGTTTCAGTTTCTAAAACTGATCTTATGGTAGCAGCGGTGATTGTATTGCCCGTTGTGCCTATAGTGGTTCCTGTTGCAGTGATACTTGTTCCTGATATAGTTCCTGCGTATGTAGCGCCTGGCATTTCTGGAAAAGGTAGATTATTTGTACCCCATACTATTCCTGCATTTGCAGCTGCTAATACAAAATCTGCAAATCTATCAACTATATTTTGCGGCGTAACTGGATTAGTTAATGTTACCATATTTAATTCCCAATTTTAATTCTTTCATCAAACTTTTAGGTGCACCACATATATCTCCTTGCCAAGCAAGTTGGTGGCAATCACCTCCACAGAACTCAAAAACTTCACAAGAAAAACATATAGGGTTTCTTGCACGCTCACAAGCGATGTTTTCTATTCTAATGGGACTATTTATAACAGTTAATATATCGTCGGTTATATGTCCAAATTGAAACTCAGGAGCTGAATTAGGGCATCCTGATATGGTTCCGTCAGCATTTAACGTGAATATTTTTTGTTCACAATCTCTACAAAAAGTGCCACCCTTTAAAAAACCTGTTTCAAATTTACTGTAAATAACCTCTAAAGTATCATTATCAAACCAACTTCTACATTCATATTCTTTTGACTGATGGTGCATTTTTAAAAACCATTTATCTTGTTCTATATTATCAGGAAATATTTCAGGATGTAATTTTGCATTACCGTTACCTGTCAATCTTTCAAAAGACACTTCTTGTACACCTAATTCTTTAATCCACTTTAATAGTGTTATAGGTTCTATATTGATAGTGTCTTTTGTTACACTTATAAACAATCTAATAGTAACACCTTTTAATAGTAAATCTTTTACATTTTTTTCCCATAAATTATATTGTTTATCATTTTCAAATCTTATTTTAGGATCCCAACTTGTGCCCATACGATTATTTAATGGCCCTTTTATAAAATCGTAATGTTCTTGTTTTAATTTAAATACTAAATTTGACGTAATACCGAAGGTTCTATTTTTCCACAAATCTTTACACTCATCATATACTTTGTTCATATGTGATACAGGAGCTAAAAAAGGTTCGCCACCGTGAAACTCAAAATGTATAGAATCTTTTTCACTATTAAAATGATGTCTAAATTTTTTTATAAAATCAATGGTTTGTATAGGATTAAAATAAATTTTAGCACCATTTATGCCGTTTGTAAAACAATGTTTGCAATTTAATTGGCAAGTTTCTGTTGTCTTTATATAAAACATCCAATTCATTATTTGTATCCTATACTTAATGCCCACGTGAAAGGCAAACTTTCAACTTTATGTTTTGCACCTTTAGGTATTGATATTGATTGACCTTCGTTTACTATTATGGGATAATTTTCTACAAAAACTTTTTTACTACCTTTTATAACACATAATAGAACGTTTATATCGTCTGTGTGTTCAGGAAAAGAAAATCCGCCTAGTTGATTATAAAATAGATGCACATTTTTCATTTTAAAATTCAAATCATAATCTTTAAATAATTGTAAATGATAATTATTATCTTCTAATCCTTCAACTTTTATATGAGGAATGTTTTTATAATTTTTTACCCAATTACTATAAGTTATTTCATTCTTAACTTTATAGTCTTTGCCTTCTTTATCTATATAAATTATTTGATTATTTTCGTATCTTGTATAAGATATTAATTCATCATTTAGTGCTTCAATTAACATACTGTAATATTTATTACAGCAAAATTATAGTATAACTGCCTCAATTAGGCCTTTTTCATTATCTTCTAATGCTATAGCAAAAACTTTATTAAATTCATCGCTTACTTTTGTTGCATAACCACCGTTGCCTGCAACTAACTCATCGCCTTTTTTAATATCACCAGTTACTTTGACTAAAACACGGCCTTTTAATGCAATTGGTTGGCCTTCTGCTTTAGCATTCATTAAAAAAGCAGGTTTTTCAGATATAACACCTAATGCTCTATAACCTACAAAACATTCTGTTACTTCTTGTGAACCACCTATCATTACAACAGTACCTATACTATAATTTTTATCTGTTTTATAAATTTCGGCTAAATCGGCATACTGTGCTTGTGCAGCTGTTGTTGATAAAACATTTGTACTAGGATTATATGTTAAATCTGTGTCTGTTTTTAAAGCTTGAGAACCTGTTGCTCCTGAAGCAAAGGTTATAAAATTAGAAGCTGCTGTAGTATTATCAGCAGTTAAAGAAACTGTGGTTGCCGTAGAACCTGAACCTGTAATTGTTGTAGCATTTAAAGTATTTACTGTTAACGTATCAGCTGATAAATTTAATTTAGCAGCTCTAATCGTACCATCAGCTATATCAGCATTTACTATCGTGCCATCAGCTATCATTGTACTCGTAACTGTGCCAGTATCTCCAGTTGTAACTACAGTACCTGAAACGTTTGGTATTGTTATTGTTCTATCAGAAGTAGGATTAACAACGTTTAATGTTGTTTCAAAAGCATCTGCTGTAGAACCTTCAAAAACAATACCACCTGAAGTTAAATTTAAACTTGTTCCTTCTATTGTGCTAGAAAAAGTGCCTGTTGTACCTGATACTGCACCGGTAAATGTACCTGTTGTTCCTGATATGGCACCGGTAAATGTACCTGTTGTTCCTGATATGGCACCTGAAGAATTTAAAGATGTAACTGTTGTATCTCCTGCACCTAATGTACCTGTCGTTAATAAATTTTCATTACTAAAACTTATAGCACCTGTTGAACTTGTAATTAGTCCTGAAGATATTGATATTGTACTAATATCTGCTTGTGTATTAATAATTACTGTATTTGGAAGACTTAAAGTTAAAGTGTCAGGTGAACTTACTACAGCATTAATTTGATTTGATGTACCTACAACATCTAAAGTTTGTCCAGCACCTATAACTTGAATTGTAGAACTTGAATCTCTAATTGTCCAACCTGCAGCAGAAAAAGCAACACCTGCAATTTCAATAACTGCTCCTACAATAGAAGTAGCCGATAATCCAGCTCCTGGTAATAAAGACGGGTCACCAAAATCATTTGTAGTTAAGTTGTTTAACTTAACTCGCATTTGTTCAAGTGTATCGCTAGTATTAATTATTGTAAATGCCATTGTTTATTTTTTAATTACCTCTTTTAACAAATTTTTGATCTCAAATAACTCTTGTTTTAAAATATTTATTTCTTTTATAGTGTTTCTTATTTGGTCGCCTTGTTGTTCTCTACTTTTAATTCTATTCATATATAATTGATATTCAGTTTTATTTGTGTTTACAATTGCATTTGATCTTACATCTCTTGCTAAAGAACTATGGCCTTCGACTTTAATTTTCATATTAAGCTGCTAAAGCAATTCCTCTTAAATCTCTTATAATAGGAGAATAAGATGAATTACTACCTTTCATAACTATTTTAATTTGAAATGCTGTAAATTCGTTTAAATTTGATACTGAGTATTTGTACTCTTTAAATGTATTATCATTTTCAGCAGGAGTTACACTTACATCTTCATTACCATCAGTGTTAAATGGTATCCAAGATAATTCATTAATATTTCTTACTTCTGTTGCATTTGTAATTTTATAAAAAACTTTTACTGATGAACTCGATCTAACATTTTGTGTTAATCTTACATCTAAAGCAGTAGAAGAATTTTCTAATACAATCGGTCTAGTGCAATAAACGGCCGCTGATGAAGTACCTGAAGCTGCTGTATCGGCCACAAAATTAGGTGTATTGCCTGCTGTAGGATTATTTAATCTATTTTGTACAGCAACCATACTCATACGCTTTACATCTAATACTGGTGAAAGTTTTGTATTAGTTGTCGATAATGTTAAATTTACAAATAAAGATTTTCCACCTGCCATTTCGTTTGTTTCATTAATAGAACTTGCAACTATTTGTGGTGATGTAAATAATATATTATTACCAATATTTACATTTATAGCATTAAACGCTGAAGTTAAACTAAATTCTGTTTCGTTTCCGTGTATTGATTTACCAGAGGTCGTTCTCATATTGTAATTTATTATTGTTCCTGGAATCGTCATAGTTGATATATTTAAACAAGATAAATCGAACAATCTATTTTGCGTGGCAGTTACAGTTGTACCACCAATATCTCCTGTAGCATTTGCCGTGCCACTTGTTGTAATATCATAACTGTCAAGTGTTACGTTTGAAATACTTGTATAAGTTCCGTTTATTGCTGTGTGAACTATACCGTTATATGTGCCTGCGGCTACGCCAGAGATTGTAACATTATTATTTGTGCCGTGCATTCCGTGATTTTTATGGAATACTCTTATTACACCTGAACCACTTGTTGTTCTCAATGAATTATTAGGTAATGTTTTAGTTTCCAAATCATCATTTACTAATGTAACTGTGCCTGTAACATTACTAAATTGAGCACGATTAATTTTAAATTTTATGTCAGTTGTTTGGTCAGCCGTCCAAGTAGAACCATTTTGCGATTTAAAGAAAACTCCTGCGTAAGGATTGGCCGAAATTGTACGATTTGAACCTACTTGTGTTTCGCCTAAAGTTGCTACCCAAGCATTGTAACTATCACAATTACTTAATAAACAAAAACAATATTCCGTTTTTTCTTGTAAATAAACTGGAGATGTAAATGTAAATTTTGTAGCTGTTGTAGCGTCAGTAGATATATTTACTGAACTTGGATTTAATACAACTTCACCAAATGGAACTATTGTGCGAGATGGATAACCGTTAATAACTTCTCTTATTTGTAAAGTAACAGGTATATTTTGGTCTTTTGATTGAAAGAATGTATCAATAGAAGTTACAAAAACACCTCCTTCATCATCAATTAAAAATGTTTGTGCAATAGGATCAATCCAAGTGATAACTTCTTGTGATGACCTTGTAGATGTTCTAGTAATACTTCTTGTATCAGTTGTAGTTTGTCTTACTGTTTGAGCTTCTCTTGTAGATACAATAGTATTTTGCACTGTTTCTAAAGTACCTTTTGCTAGGTAATCAGCTTCAGCGGATGTTTCAACATCATTAGTTGAATTAGTAGGTTGACTTGTTAATCTAAACACTCGTTGACCTGTTCTCCATCTAGGATTATTGTCATTAGTTGGGTCAGGAATGGTAAAAGTACCTGTAACTGCACCACTAGAATCTGTAACTAAACTTCCTCCAACCGAACCTCCAACAGGAGAAACATAAGGGGTTATGTTAATATTATCGAAGAAAGGATAAACTCTTGTATTAGGTTTCATTCTTGTTGCTGTAAAATTTATTGTGCGTGATCTTATAAAAGGTGTAAAAGCAACATTTAATACTTTATCTCCTAAAGATGTTCTAACAACCTGAGGTACAATTGCTGTTCTTATACCTGTTCTTGTTTGACCAATATCCTGTGTTGATGTTGTAGTAATATCTCTTGCACGTACAGTCCAACCTCCAACTCCTCTACCTTGTCCTGCAACTTGATTTGTACCTATATATTCTCCACCAGAAGTAGTTGTTTCTACTGGAGCTCCTTGCCAGAAATCTTGCCATTCGTTCCATACAGTGTCAATTTCTACACTTTCTAAATTTGGATTACCTAAATTTGCAACCATAGTATCAAACGAACCTTGTTCGTTTACCAATAAATCAGGAACTCTATTAGTTTCTTTCCATTCATCGCCTGGTGGGTCTAATGTAATTGAACCTGCCCAAGTAAATATGTTAAAAGGATTTACATTTACAAATCTACTAGCATATGGTTGGTCGATTATTGTTGTTTCTGTATATGGTAATGTAATTAAATCTCCAGTTTTTTGATAGTTAGCCGCCGTTCTATCAGCCGCAACAATTGGTGTACCGTCATCATCCGCTTCAATTAATTGCACAGATTCAGAATTAAACATAGGTCTTAATTGCCCTCTTGCCATATCCATAGAAACTTTATAATCTAAATTGCCCACATCTCCTATACCGTGACCTGTAAAATTATCTACAATAAATCCGTTTTTAAATCTATCAAATCCTTCAGCGTCTTGTATTTGTAAAGATTGCGCTTGCGTTTCTAATAAAGATAGTTGTGTATAATATTCTACATTTTCAATTCTTTTTTCTAAACGACCAATATCTCTCATTGTGTATCGTTTATTATCTTGTTTTTGTATTCTTAAATCTTTTTCATTTAAAGTATAAGCATTTAAAAATACAGTGTAAAGGTGCATAGCATTTTCAAGGCCTTTAGGAATTTGTGGACTTAAAGAACTAGAACCTTTTAAAATTTTAAAATTACCATCTTTGTCTAAAAATATTTTATCTACACGAGATAAATAATATTCTAAATCAGTTGTTATATCTGAATTAAATTCAACTATATCTACCGTAGAAGCTCCTGTTGCTATAGCTGAAGGAGATGATTGATAAAATCTATGTGATGTTGAACCTGAAATTGTTGAAGCGTCAGCAACTCTAGGCCTAAAATCTAAACAATCTCTTAAATTATAAGTTTTACCTGATGTATCGGAAATATATTCAGGTATACCTTCGTAGTCAACAGCACCAGTGTATGAGTCAACATCAAAGTAATCGCCTGAACCGTGAGAGAAAAAATCAAAGTTAACTAATAATCTTCCTGTAGGTGTAATAGCTCCTGTTTTTAATTTAATTCTACTAATATCGTAAAAGTTATCTCTTTGTCCTGTATCTAAAGTAAATCTATTTGTAACATTTGTATGACTTGTTGTAGCGGGAGTAGAAAAGTCAGGTGACATAAAAATAGAATTAATTTGAAAAGCATCGGCTTTTCCTAAACCAATAACACCAGATTGTATTTCAGATTGTGATGACACCGCTAAAGTTGAGTTGGCATTTAATGTTTTAGTTTTTGAACCTGCTGTTCCACGACTTACTGTTGCTAATATTTTTATTTTAGCGTTTGAATAATTTGTACCAAAATCAAGTGTTAAAGTTTTTCCGTTTGGTATACCGCCTCTTGTAAATATTGGATTTCCTAAATGATTATTTCCTGATAAACTTAAAATGTCTCCTGTGGCTCCTGCTGTTGCAGACCCAATAGACATAATAGAAACATAATAATCTTTTTCTGATAAACTTACAAAAGTTTCATTTGTGCCGGCAGTTATAGTTACCAGTCCTGAAGATAATGTAGCAACAAAATTTCTTCTTACATTAAAACTAGTATCAGTAACTCCACCATTTGCTGTAGTTTTTAATGTTTTAATAACACTGTATGGTAATTCAAATATTGAAATATTTTTACTTGAACCTTGTAATTTGCCACGATTTCTAAAAGAAATTGTTTTAGTTGATACATCAGAAGCACCAACTGCTACTGATAATTCTAAACTTGTGTTTGAAGAAATAGATTCTATTATTCTTGTTATAGTTGCTCCAGCATCAGTAGTAAATGTAATTGAATCACTTATACGTAATTCAGTATTAAACAATGTACCAAATCCTGTAACTGTTGTTCCACTATTTGCAACTGAAATAGAACCAAATACTGGATATCTTTCTCCATAAATTGAATCTGTTGCAACGTCAGCCGTATATGTTGGTGAACCTGCCATACCAATTTGTTTTACTTGTGTAAAGTCAAATGATTGTACGCCATTAAATCCGTATCTGTCTGATTGTATCACTGCCGTAGCAGCTGATGTTCCACCCGTAATTGTTTCGCCTGCCACAAATACACCTGTTATGTCATTTAAAACTGTAACACCGTGTGTAACTGTTGGTCCTGAAGAAAAAGATGTAACGTTAATAGCCGTATCGCCAGCAGCGTTAAATAATTGAAAAGTATTTGTTGTAGTATTTTTTACAGTATAAACTGCAGCTCCTGAAGCAGAAGCAGAATTAATCTGCCAAGTACCACCTGTTAAAGTGATTTGCATTCCTTCTTTGAATCCGTGATTGTTTAATGTAACAACTCCTGGACTTGCAACTGTAATAGATGAAACTGCCGTATTTCTTGTTGTTGAAATAGCTTGTACAAATCCTGTGGCACCTGATGTGCCTCCAGTTATTTTTTCGCCGTTTGTAAATGCTGGAGCGGTTTGTACATTTAAATGTGTAAACATTTCTATATCAAATAGATAATGTTTGTAAACAGCACTAGTTAACGAAGAACTTGAAAATATATTTGCACTGGCCGTACCGTTATTTAATTCAAATCCTCTTGACTTAGCACGACCAATTTGTGGAACTGTAACTCCTACAGTTGATTGTTCTGTACCTCTTGTAACAGTGGCAGTATCATATAATTTAATTTCTTTAAAAGCTTCTACTTCACCTGAAACAAATCCTATATCTGGTGTTCCGAAAACCTTTGTTACGTTTACAAAATTTTCAACATCAAATCTCGTATCAAAATTATTTTCAGATTCGAAATCTCTTGCTTTTTCCATATTTAAGAAAGTTGTACCAATAGTTTCTATTTCATATCCTTTAACATATGCTTTTCCGGGGCCAACACCTGCAGCTAATAAATTAGGGTCGCCGCCTTGCGCTAAAGTAAAAATACCTCTATTATTGCCTTCAACAATGTGTTCTCTTATATCTAAATCAAATTCTCTTACTGTATAATCACCTGACTCATCATACGTTCTTCTTGCAAACGTGTCCTCTAAAATAGCATATTCAGTTGAACGAACTTGATTCTGTCGAATACCATTTGACAATCTTAGTAACTCTACAAAGTCAGCATCATCAGTTGAAGTTAATGTTCTTTTTGCTAATGTTAAATCTATTTTAAATCTATGAGCACCTGGTGCATTTAAATTTGAAGAACCTTGAGCATTATCTACTAATGATGTGTCATCATTTGAAGTAACAAAAGATTCTGTAATTGTTAATCCTACTCTATAACTAGGTGTATTTGTATATTTGTCTAATATTAATGTTTGTGCTGTTACTGATACGTGAAATCCATTAATGTAATAAACACCAGCAGCAATATTTGCAGCAGAACCTGTTGCTGTTGAATTTACAACGGCCGTTGCAAGAACTGTAGCATTACCAATTGTTCTGGCTTGTAAAGTTTCACCGTTTGTAAAAGTTAAAGTTGTATTATTAGAACCTGTTTTATTATATTTAACATATAAAGTATCTGGATCTGTACCGTCTGTTGCAACAACATTTACACAAATACCTATAACACCTGATGTAACACCTGTAATTTGTTTACCTACATATTCTGCTACTGTAGCAAAAGTTTTAGATGTTAATTTAACAGCATAATATTCTAAATCGAAACCTATTTCACCTGGAATAATCATAGCACCTTTTTCAAAAAGATGGTCTGATATTCTTTCTACTTGATTTTGAAGAATTGTTTGTGATTGTGTTAACTCTCGTGCCTGTACTGCAAAGGCTGGCCTGAAAAGAACTCTATGAAATTTCTTCGACTCAGCGTAGTCATCAAAGTAAGGTGAGAGGTTAAAGTCTGTTGGACTTGGCATATATCTCCCTAAAACTCAATTACTAATTTAATATTTTCGGTTTGGTCCGCCGCTCTTGTTATCGGTGCTCTATTTTCAATATATAAAACATCGCCTTTATGTCTATCTAATTCTGTATCTTTGTAACCATTTGTAAATGTAATTTGGTCAGCAGTTTCACTTGCGACAGCACTTGGTGTGCCTGTTGCAGCTGAACTTTGGCCTGTAATTACGTTTGCACCACTAAATGCTGTACGATTACCGTTACTGTCAACACCTTCGTCATTAAATCTTGTTTGTATGTAATGTAATATTCTATTTGCAGCATCATATTCTACAACTTTACCTACAGCGCCTGTTGTTGCTTGATTTATTTCTTCATCAACAGTAAATGTTCCTGGTGCTGGCGAAGCAGCAAATCTTATTGCTTTTGTTCCTCTTAATGTTGAAGTAGAAGCTGCAGAACCTCCTGAAAAAGGATTTCTGATTAATACAATTCTTCTAAAATCGTTTTCTGCTGTAAAGTCGCCTGTGTTTGTAGATTCTGTTCCTTCTAAACTTACGTTTAACATTACAAAGAATCCACCTAATTCTTGTATTGCATTAAATCCGTGTCCACCTTTTGGTTCAATAATACAATCTATTTCTGCACCTGATAATCCTGTTGCACCTGCTGTTACAATGTCAGCGTTACGAATATATGCAATTGTATATCCTGTTCCTGCTGAAGTTACAGTTACTGTTGTTACAATACCACCTGATACTGTAATTGAAACTAATCCACCAGTGCCATCTCCTCTAATTGGTATACTTGTAAATGTTCCATTTGCTCCACCAGTACCTGCTGATTTAATTTTTACAATGTTGATTGCTCCATCAACAGCAGCAGCCGATACAGTATTGTTTGTTGTAACTGCCATAAAATCTGTTGATAAAAAATTTGATTGTTGTGATGCTGATAAAGTGTACATATATTTCCATCTATATCCATCAGCTGTTTGTATAATAGCAGTAGAAGTTCCTGTTGGTTCATTAGCTACAACGGCATTGTTGTTATTATTTAAACATTTATAAACATTTCTTTCTGAATTTAAGACGTAAAAGGTAGTATCAAATAAAGTTGTTGCACCACTATTTGATGATTGCACAGATGTTGTGCCTGTAATACGATTGCCATAATCGTGTCTGTAGTAATCATAAACAACTCCTGCAGTCCAGTTTCTTCTAGGTATAACAAACGAAGTATCTGATGTTGTAATTTTTTTAACTGCCAATAAATCATCAAAAGTATTAAATTCTTCTATAACACTGTCTGATGGTGTAATTGCAGCTGAGTCTGTACCTTGATTTTCTGTTCTTAAATCACCTCTTGTTTGTGTTGCGAAGGCCTGTGGTCGGCCGATACCTAGGTAATATACTTCTGGTGAGGCTTCAGAAAACGATTCACTAAACTGTTCAGCGTTGTTGATTCTGAATTTATTTGTTATAATTGCTGGCATATTTTGTTATTCTTTCTTACTATTTATACTGTTTCTCATACTATTCCTTTGGGTACTTTAATTTTATACTATTAACTTTTGACTGCCAAGCATCTAAACCATTTTCAGTTATATATTCTATTTGTTCTGCAATAGAACCATATTCTTTAATTCTGTTTTGTACTTGTGCCTGATTGCTTTCAACAATGTTAGCTTGTGCTTCAAAGGCATCTAATTGTGCCATTGTAGGTTTAGGAATATCTAAGTTCCATTCAACTATGAATACTCCCACTCCATCTGAGTTGTCTTGTAATCTTACGTCTTTAAGAAAATCTACTTCTCTATTTGCATATAGTTTTATTTTAGTTGATAAATTTGCCATAATTATTCTATTAGTTTAAATCCATAAAAAAATGTAGAAGTATCAGCTTGTATGGGTGCAGAACCACCACTTCCTTGATAAAAAAATACTTCAATATAATCTGTTGCTACTAAGTCTAAAATAGTTACTTGTTGTATTGAATTATCAGCACCTCCACTAAGTAATTTATATGTATAATTAATTCCATTACCATTTTTATAAAGCCTAAGATAAACAGTAGAATTAAAACTATTACCACCAACTTGTGTTCCTATTAAATATTTACCACCTTGACCAGAAGGTACAGTAAATCTGTAATTTGTTGAATTATCATAAGCAGAAGCTGTATCAAAATCTTCATCATTAAATTGTACTTTTGTATATGTTGCATTAGGAATATTTTGATTAGATGTTCCTCTCCTAACTTTAAAATTTGGAGTATTAGTTCCACCAATTCCTGCAACAAAATTAGTTCTAGTCATCTTTCTTAATGCACTAGCACTATCGTCATAAATTAAAACACTATCTCCACCTGCAATAGAAGTTTCGGCAGTAGCACCAGTAATAACTGTACTATCTAAACCTGATACACCATCAGCTGTAACTTTATTAGCAAAACCTCGTGTACGTGTTCCCATATTTTATAGATACCTTACTTGTATTTCAGCAGACGCCGCTGGCGCTACTTGAAAAGTTATTGTTGCAACATTGTATGTTGATGTATTTGTAATTGTATAATCACTTGTAGGTACTAAACAAATACCATTTACATAAACTAAAATGTCATTTACATTTCTACCATTATTTATTGAATAAGTTACAGTAGAACCATCGCCGGTAAAAGTATCAGTAAGAGAACCTAAGACTATTGTATTTCCCATATATGCGTGATTTTGACAAGCATAATAAATTTTAGAATTAGAATTTGCCGGTACTTTAATGTATAATGTACCTGCTATTTGTGGGCCTACAGCACCTGTTGTAACAGTACCATTTGCTGATACGTGTACTAAACCTGTTGTATATGGATTGCCAGCACTATAAGCTACAGGATATCCTCCTGAAGGATTTGGTATTGTTTGTAGAAAGAAAGGATGTCCTGCTACATTTAATTTGAAAGCATATGTATGACCAGATTTTAAATATAGTGTAGGACTATTTCCTGAATAATGAGAATTAAAAAAATAATAACCTCCACCGTGAGTTACATCAATTACTGCTGAAGCAGGTAAATAGTTATCAGCGTAAAAATCATCAGTTAATCTTGTTTCAATTGTATTGTTAGCATCATTAACAGTTGTTGTAATTCCATTTGTGCCTACAAATCCTAAAGTATCTGTGGATAAATTTATTGTGCCTATTGTAGATGAATTATCTCCTACAGTTAATGTAGAACTTCCTCCACCACCTGTTTGATTGCCTGGTTCATATCGGCCTAAAGAACTATTAAAAATTAAAATTTGGCCGTTTGCAGGATTGGTAGAACCAACATCAGATAAATCTTTTATACTAGAGTTTTCAGAAAGAATTTCGTTATAAGCACCTGAATCTGCAAAGTAAGCCTTTGCTGTACCTGTTGCTATTGCAAACTGACCTTGATATGTTGTAGCGTTAGGAAAAACACCTGTATTTGCAAAATTAAATCTTAATTTATTTCCTGAACTTGTTAAATCAATTGTGTTCGTAGAACCTGTTAATGAAAGACCCGCTATAGAAGATGTTGTAGCTCCTAATGCTGTTGAAGTAGAACCTAGAGTAATTGATGAATTTACTAATTGTGCATTTGATACACCAGCTGATTTAATTGTAACGTCACCACTTGTAACTGTAAAACTGGCCGTATTAAATGTTGCAACACCTTTATTTGATGATGTAGCATCTTCAGCAGAAATAGTTAATGAACTCGGACCTACAAGTGTGTTAATACCTTCGCCTGCTAAAAATTCTAATTTACCACCTAATGATGTTGAATTTACTGTAGATGATTCATCAGAAAATTGTATAAAAGGATTTGCTAAATTTGCATTTGTAATTCCTGCTGTGCCACTTAAATTTGTATTTGTAAGGCCTGATATTGTATTATTTGAAGCTGCAATAGTTTTATTTGTTAATACATCAGTTGAAGTTTCAGTTAAAACATTACTATCTAAACTAATTGTAATAGTATCACCTTGACTTACTGTAGTTGTAATACCATCATTACTTTTTATTTTTAAAGTGCCACCTAATGCAATAGAAATAGCAGAAGAAGAATCATCTCTAATACTAAAACTTGAATTTGTTAAAGAAGAATTACTAATATTTGATAATGTATTGTTTGAACCACTTATTGTTTTATTAGAAATAGTTATGGAATTTGTATCTGTAACAATTGCTGTTGCACCTGTAAGTAAATTTAATTCTGTAGGTGTTGCTGTTAAAGTAATTGATGAACCATTACCTAGTGCTGCATAAATTTCATTAAAGTTATCATTTATAATTAAACCACCGACACGTAAATTGTCGCCGCTTCCGTCGTTTGGTACTGCACCTATACTAATTGTTTGTTTTGCCATTGATTAATCTTTCTCTATATTTATAATCATTTTACGGTGTTGTATCATCAAAAGTTATAGGGTTGCCATCATTATCAATTAATTGGTCAAAAGTAGTTAATGTGTTATCAAATCTATTTACAGGAGATATTGTAAAAATTTCAGCAGGTATTGTTAATTTAGTTTTAACAAATCTACCTGTATCAGTTGAAGAAAATAGTAATGTATTGTCTTGTCCATCTAAAGATGATCTTGTACCAAAAGTTACATTAGCGCTTAATTCGGCAATAGAATAGTTTGTACCTGATTGTCTAATAAATGAACGTAAAGCTTCTCTATTAATTGTTCCGTATCGTGGGCCGGCATAACCAAAACCTTGAGCAATTGTAACATTATTAAATGTTCCTCTTAAACGTGATATTAAAGAAAGGTTTACACCCTCATTGAAAAAAGTAACATCTCTTGTTGTATTTGAAAAAGGTGAAACAGTAGAAGTATCTAAATCAGCTCCTATGCCTGATTGTGCATTTACTCTTATCGTTGTACCATCACTTTCTGTTCCTAATCTTCTACCAAATATTGTTGAGAATAATGTGTTTATAATAGAGAATATAGGATCGTCTTGTACTTGTGATATTTCACCTAAAACTGGAGCTTTTGCTTGCATATCTATACGTGATTGTATATTTACTTTATTAGCAAAATAAAAACCTGCCGTGTGCATTGTCTTTTTAAAATCATCACGCCATTCATTTATAGATCGTGCAACTTGAATTAAATAAGAAAAGTCCTGATAAAGTAAACTATCCTGAACTTTCATTGTAAACTCAGAAACGTGTCCATCTTCATTAATATAAACTCCATCAGTATCTCTTAAAGCACCTATTGCAATAGTAGCGGTAGCAGTTATAGATTTTTTAATTATTGCTGTAGCACCTGTAATTGAACCTGTAATAGTAGAATTTATTGTAAATGTTCCTGACACATTTCGTAAAATTAATAATCCTGTGTTAACATTAAAACTTTCAATTACGCCTGTATCGCCTACGTTACTTGTAACTGTTTCATTAGCTACAAAAGTTCCTGTTCTTTGTGTAATAATTAAATTTGTTTTAAACTTTAAAGTAGGAGGTGTGGGAGCATTTTCGTGTTCTGCACCAGCATCAATAATATTCAATTCTCTTACTTTACCTATATCAGAACCAAAAACTTTTAAAGTACCATTTATACCTGTTGTTGTAGATATTGTAACTATAGGCAGTCTTGTATAACCTGAACCTGAGTTAAATAAAAATATATCTGTAATGTCCGCTATACCTGAACCTGATTCTTGTACGATAACATTACCTGAATAGTTGTCATCTTTTGTTGTATCATCTTCTAAAACTATTCTATCGCCTGAATTGTCCTCATTACTAATACCTCCATTTACGATTTTAATAAATCCAGCAGCACCAGCTCCATTTGTATTTGTATTTGTAAATATTAAATCATCTCCTATAGTGTAACCTACACCTGCGTTATCTATAATTACTTCAGAAATTCCACCAGAAGAAATTGATTTAGTTTGTATTAAAGCTCCAAAACCTCCTCCTGTTATTTGAACAGGATCTTCATCTTGGTAAAGAGAACCTTGATTTGTAATATCATAAGAAACTGGAATACCTGTAATTTCTGATTTAATAATAAAATCATCATCATCATTAGCCGTACCTCTTATTTCTTCACCAACTTGAAATGTACCTAATATACTATCATCATTTAAAGTTATTTCACTGACAATGTGTCCTCCAATAATAAATTTTATAACATCTTCTATAATCGCCGTAGCATTAGAAGTTTGGCCTGTAATTGATCTACCTACTAAATTATTATTATCACCTTGTACTTCTATACATCTTATAACTTTTTTTGATGTAAATTTACCATCAGATACTCTTAAAATTTGTTCTCTAGGTAAAATTGTTTCAGAATTTTCGTTAAACAATAATCTAAAAAATGTTTTATGTCCTTCTATAGTACCTTTGCTTTGATATAAAGATTTAATATTTTTTATTAATTTTCTTTTATCTACACCAACATTTAAATTTTCAGTTAATGTTGTTACAAATTCATTTCTAAATTGATATAAAAAATTTGATATAACTTTATCAGGATCTCTAAAGTTTAATAATTCTTGTATATTATTTACAGGATTAGGTCTATAATTATTAATTATAGCACTTGCATTAGAAGATAATCCTAAAATAGTTTCGCCTATAATAAATTTATCTTGTGCAACAATAAACAATCTATTGTTATCTAAATCTTCTGTAAATACTGTTGAAGTGGCCTTTGATGTTTGTCCTTGTATAGTTTCTCCTCTTGTAAATTTACCAAAAGAAGAACTTTCTAAAAGTATTTTATCTCCTTCATCTAAAGGAGTAATATCTGAATCTATACGAGAACCGTCTAATAATAAATTATTTAAATTTTGTGTTTCAGTTTCTAATTGTACGCCATCTGTTGTTTGAACAGAAGTTACCGATAATTCGGCAGCTTCCATAAATGTATAATATGTTTTTAAAAATTGTAAAAATTTAGGATGATCGTCAAGTACAAAATCAGGTACTTGTGAACCTATAAGACTTGAAAGTTTGTCTTTAAATGTAGCCATAATAATTAATAGCTATTGTTTGTTGTGTAACCTACTCCTGCATCCGAAGAACCACCTACAAAAGTATCTATTTCAACTGTTACGGAAGTATTTTCAATATCTATTTCTATAATCTGGTCTCTTACAGGTACTATGTCGTTTGAACTTGGTTTTACAGTTAATTCAATTGATGTGGAATCTTCACCTCTAATATCTTCCACGTTTGTAATATTTAAAGATGTTAATGTAATTTGGCCTGTCGTATAATTAATTATACCTTGGTTATTATTTACGTATGATCTTACTCCACCAACTAATCTGTATCTTCTTATATTGCCTGAACCGTCATCATCTAAAAAATAAACGTTTGTTGTGTCACCACTTATTTTAAATCCTGATGATTCTAATACACCACCATTTACTTCGTTATAACCTAATACAGGATTAAATATAGCGTTTCTAAAATATATATCATATCTTAAAGAAGAATTTAAAGTAGGTGTAAAAGTTTTTCTTACTTTAATTGTAGTAGTGTTTGAAACTATACTTGTATCTGTATCATCTATTAAGCCTACTATTTTGGAATATCTAAAAACTCCATCAAATTTCTGTAAAGTATCAGTATTATAATTTGTTAAAGCTGTTAATACGTTTGTTTTTAAAGTATCAGAAGATTTTGTTGTTAATCTTGAATCATATTTAACTATTGTTGTAATTAATACTTTTGTTATTTGAGGATCAACAATAACTGGCCTTACTGAAGCTACGTTATATGGTTTTAATGCTGTAATTATATTTTGTTTTGTAGAATTTGTAAGTGTTGAACCACTGGCAGCTTTAATTGCAATCTTAACAGTACCATAAACAGGTGTTTCATCATCTTCACCACCCCAAGCACTTATTGATTGAGCATTTGGATAAATTGATCTTACAATTGTTTCATAATCAGAAGTTGTAACTGCACGATTTTGAGCTGAGTAACTTAGTGGTGCATTAAAACGAATTGACTCTTTTGATTCAGCAGCAGAACCACCTTGCGATATAGAATTTGTTGTAATTGTAATATCGGAAAACCCTCCAATTGTTGAAGCGATTGAAAATGTAGAAGCACCATTTGATTCATCTCTATTTGTAACAATATATTCTAATATTACTATATTGCCGTCTTGTAAAGCTGCACCTATAACACCATCACCAAAATAAACTTCAAATTTACCTTCGTCAGTTTCTTGTAAAAAATAAACCTTAGAAGTATCTGTTACATTGTTGTAACCACCCGCTAAAGAGTAAATATTTGTAGTTGTATCATTGGAACTATTTTGAACCGAAACTTTTAACGTAGTTGTATCAGCATTATCACTTTGAATTACAAATTTTTGGTCTGAATCATTTATATCAACAGTGTATCTATAAGTTACAAGTGTACCTTCGTAAATATCTACATCTGAAAAATTATAAACACCATCTGTAGGTGAAATAATATAATCTTCGTTTGTTACATATTGATAAGAAGTACCATTTACACTTGTTGTAAAAATTGTACCTTTATTTAATGTTAAAGTAGGGCCTGTAGCATCATTAACCTCAATACTAATGTCAGCATAAGGTGATCTTACAGAAGATGGTGTGTAGTTTAACATTTTGGCGATTGACACAATATTTTTTCTTATGTCAGCGCTGTCTAAGTACATTTCGTTTGCTAACATATTAGCATTGAAACCTAGATAGTGAGTATTGTAAGCAAGTATATCTAAAAGAATGGCAAAACCAGAACCTTCAAAATTATAATCTTGAAATTCTGATTGACTTTGTAAAAATGTTTTTAAATTGGCTTTGACAACGTCAAAATCAAAATCTGCTACTTCTAATTTGTTACTTGCCATATTATCTTAGTCTTTCTAAAAATGATTGTACTTCAATTAACTCATTTGAACCTACAACGTAAAAATAAATTCTCATATCGTAAGCATTACTATCAATATTTGGATTAGCAACAATCTGAACTAATCGAATACGAGGTTCAAAATTTACCAAAACTTCCTGCACTCGTCTTTGTAACATTAATGCAGTCATTGGTGTAATTGGTTCAAATAACATCGCTCTAATACTTGAACCTAATTCAGGATGAAAAGGTCTTTCAAAGTGTGATGTGTTAATTAGATTTCTTACACTTCTTTTAACAGCTTCAATATCAGTTAATTTATTTACATCATTAGTAACCGGATTACGACCAAAATCTAAATCTAAATCTCTATATTGTTGTGTAGCTCTTTTACTTTTGTTTAAAGAACCAGCATCGTAATTTGGCATATGACTATATTTATATTAATTAACAGAAACATTTGAAGAACCTGTAATAATATCACCACAAGAGGCAGCATCGCCTGCTCTACAAACGCCAATACCATTTACAAATACATTTTCTGAGCCTTCGGCCATTACTGGTGTTAAGTGAAGAAATATGCTGTGTGCGGCTATATCATCTCCTATTCTAACTACACCAAATCCATTTACAAAAACATTTTCGCTGCCTTCTATTGCTAATCCGCCGGCAGAATCTTCTTCTTTTCTTGCAATACCTGGCATTTTTTATCTTCCTTGGCCTCTATACGCTTTAAAACTTCTTTTTTTATGTTTATTCATCATAGATTTACTTAAAAATCCACGGCCAATACTTGTTCTTTTAGGTTTACTTGTTTTTTTTAGAGAGTTTGCGTTGATTGCAGTTTTTTTTGCCATTTTTTCTTATTTTTTTATTTTTTAGAACATCATAATCTTTTATCATCCAAGACAAATCATCATTTTTATCAAAATCATACATATATTTACTATTTAGTGTGATTCTTTCTTAAAAATATTGATTTTTTTCATAAAAAACATAAGAACAAAGTATGAACAATAAAAAATAATGACTAAGTCATTGATTTTATTGACAAATATCTTTAAAAATATGGCGCTTTTCGCTTGTTTTAATGGTTTATATGTGTTACCTTATACGTATATGAAAAAATACAATGTAACATTTACGGTATACTTCGATACTGATATAAAAAATGTAGATACTGCTGTAATGGCAGACAATGAAGATATGGCGGTTAAAATTGCTGAAACAAAACTAGACAAATACTTAGATAAAACAAAAAAAATAAGAAGTGTTGATGGTTTTGAATTAGATACTGTCGTAGAATATGATAACGCTTTTCATTCCGTTAATCTTAACGGTTTTAATGAATACAAATCTGCTTAATTATGAATAAAGATGATATAAAAAGTCTATTGATAGCTGCTGCTATCGTAGCATTTGGTTATGTTTTAATGTTTGGCTTCTATTATTTTGCCGATTACATAGGTGTATATGAGAGCCTTGGATACTAAATTAAAGTGGATTGCAACGGCCGTTTTGGTTGCTGCTACTGCATTGACATCATTAAACATTTATCCTTTGGGACCAATACTATATTTACTTGGTGGTTTACTTTGGTTGATAGTAAGTATAATGTGGAAAGAGCCTGCATTAATTGTAACCAATCTTACTTTGGCAGTTGTCAATGCAATTGGATTAATTTATAATCTATTTTTAAAATAATGGAAAAACCAGAAATAAAAGACATCAATTATACAGGCCATTGGGGTAAATGTTATCTTGTGAAATATAAAGGATTTTCAAACGTAATGTTAAAAGAAGAAATTAACGATTGGTGTAAAGAAGTCGACCAATTAAAAGAAGAATTAAAATCTACTAAATCTTAGAACCTACTGTTCTTCTTACAATATCATTGTGGTTAAATTCAGCCCAATACAATTCAAAAGCAACACCATTTTCTAATCCCTCAAACTGATGTATTTTACCAGGTTTAATCTGTGTAAAATCTCCTGCTTTTAAGATTGTTTCATCTACTAAGTTGTTTTGATCTTCTTGCCATACTCGTACAAGTAATTTACCAGACTCAACAAAAAAACCATTCCATTTAAATTGATGACTATGTTCTGAACATTTGTAACCAGCTTTAAATTCTATTCTATGAAATTCTAAAACACCATTTGAGTGTATTAGTTCTGTCGATCCCCAAATTTTACCTGCTTTCATATTGTATCCAAGGATAGGTAAAGGCCGATACTAAATGAATACAATTGTATCCAATGTTCCAAGCACATTCCATAAACTCACATTCATAATTATATTCCTGGAAATTACCAGCATTATATTGTGGTTCGTTAACTCTATCTGTGTGTGTCATATGATTATTTATAATAACCTATTTTAAAGATCACGATTGATATATAATATAATCGCCCATAATGAAACTCCTATTACAGCTAATAAAATTTCCATAAGATTATTTATTCATTTTATAAATCTTATAAACACAATAAGCTATTATACAAGAACATAGAATATAAAAATATATACTTGATATTACTGTAATAAAACCTGCTGTTACAAGTGCTAGTATTCCATAAAAAAAACATATTGGACACATATTACTTTTTTTCTCTTTCTGTTAATAATTCTTTTACTAATTCATACCAATAAACACCACTTTGTCTTAGACGGTCATTGGCCTTACGTAACTTCTCCATCTTTCTTTTAAGATTATATAATGGTAATCTTTTGAGTGGCACACCAAAATAACAATCTAATTCACGTATTACTTTGTCTATATCATCACAAGTAAAATTCGGTATAGATGGCGCCTGTTTTTTAAGCGTTTGTAGTTTGTATTGTCGTTTACGAGCCACGTTTACTTCTTCTATTTTTTAAACTAAGTTTGAAAAGTTGTATTTTTTTATACTTCTTTATTTTCTTAGTATATGCTTTAGTATTAAAGTAAATAGAAAGATAGATGTAAGCAAGGCCACCAATGATGAATATTAATAAACCTAATGCTGGATAAATTCCCATTTAAATCTCCGTTGATTCAATGGGTGCCTGGTTTCCCAGGCACCTGAAATATAGATAATATATTATTCTTCGTCGGTCTCGTCTATATCTTCGTCCTCATCTTCGTCAGATGTAGCCGTTAGATCCGTAACCTTATCTTCTAAGTCGTATATTAAATCGTCAATTTCAGATTGTTTTTCTCTTATAGCTTCAATTATATCTTCAGGAGTCTTTAACTTCTTCTTAGCCATTGAATCTCCTTTGTTAATTGGCACTTGTATTTATTAAATATATATGTACAAAACACTTGACAAAATAAATATTTTATGATAAGATAAATAATATTATATTATGTATATATTAAAACATTTTTTTGGATTGCAATACATATTGATGATTGTATTCATTATGATGATTGCTGGTCTTGCAAAAGAATATAATCTATTTTCACCTTTATTTAATTACATTAAAAACACTTTTAAAAGTAATAAGTTTGTCATTGTTATATTATCTGCAATAGGTGGTATTCTACCGATAGAAGGCCGAGTAACTGTATCGGCCGGCATACTTGATACAATTGCACCTAAAAATCCTGAATCAAGAAAAAAATATGGTATTATAGATTACCTTTCAACACATCATTATTATATGTGGTCGCCTTTAGAAAAAACGGTTATATTACCGATTGCCGCCTTTGGTTTAACTTATATAAGTTGGTTAGGTATTGTTTGGCCATTGATAGTTATTTCTTTGTTGTTTATATTTTGGTATATACATACACAAATGAAAGACGTAGATATAAAAATAGAAAATACTGAATTTAAAATGAGTGCTGTAATACGTAATATTTTTCCTTTGATATTAACGGTTGCATTATACATTAAAACAAATAATTACATTATGTGTTTTGGTTTACTTGCATTATATTATATGATCTTAACACAAACATTTAATATATCAAAATTACTTTCTTATATTAATTGGGAAGTCATATGTACAGTGGCCATAGTAATTGTATTAGGTAGTATCATTAAAACATATGATAAACAATTACAATCATATATAATGAATTTAGGAATTGAACCAACAGGATTTGTAAGTATTGCGATCTTTTCATTTCTTGGTTTTATTATAAGTTTTTTATTAGGTTCAAGTAGTAAGTTTATTGCATTGGCTATATTGATTACATCATTGTTTGGTATACAATATTTTTTATGGTTCTTTGTAATTGATTACATTGGTTATTTACTTTCACCTACACATAAATGTTTTGTCATAGGCAATCGTTATTTTAATACACCTATAATTGAATACACAAGAGTCGTAAGTGCTTGGTGTTTGTGTTTATTAATCGTAGCAGGATTTATTACATTTATATTATGAAGAACATACGTATTATAAAAGAAAACATTGACGTATCAGAAATCGTCAAAGATATAGAAAGATATCCTGAAGATTGGGGTAATGTAGGCCGTATGAAAGGTGTTGATCGACAAGACCCTCATACACGTTTAGTTAAATCAGGTGTATTACAGTTAGTAATGGGAGGTATTTCAAAACCTGGTGAATTTGTAGGTGATACAGAAATTTGTGTACCAACAGACGCCACTAAAAGACATATTGCTATACAGAAGTGGTTATATGAAAATAATTTAAAACCTGGCCGTTGTGCTTTTCTTCGTACACCTATTGGTGAAATTACAGGTAAACATATAGATGAAGGTAAATACTATTCCACTAAAGACCGTTATCATTTAAGTATAACAGGCACTTATAGATACAGTGTTTGGGATCACGGCGATTTAGAATTTACGAAAGAAGAAGTCATTATAGAACCAGGTACATTCTTCTGGTTTAACAATAAGAAAAACCATATGGCCGAAAATATAGGTAATTGTGAGAGAATTGCCTTTATCTTTGATGTACCAATGTCGCCGAACAATCCCTAAGAAAAAGACTCACCACATCCACAAGTAGATTTTGCATTTGGATTTACAATCTCTAAAGAAGAACCAGATATACTCTCAACATAATCAATGGACATACCCATTAATTTAAACGCACTATAACTATCTATACAAAGAGTATAACCTTCCTTTAGAATTATACTCGTATCACTTTCGCTCAGATCCTCCGTTTCCGGGAATGACCAGTCGTATTTGAAACCTGCACAACCACCACCTTTGGCCTGTAATAATACGTGCTTTTTATTTGATTTGTCCATACTAGAGATTAGATAATTTCTTGCATTATCCGTTAATGTAATGATATCCGCCATATAAACATATTTAGACACAAACCTGGAACAAGTAAAATATACCAGGAAATTTTTTGCTGTTCTTTAAGTAAGAGCTATTTACCAGTCCTGGCCATTAAGGCCTGTATAAATGGCCTGTCTTGATGTTATTGCATTTATAGATTACAATGGCCTTCCAGAATCAACACTGGCTGTTTCTATGGGTTTAAATCAATTGTAGCACCACGAATTGTTACTTCACCTACTGTGTTTTGTAAACTTATTCCCTCTACATTTGATACCATATTGCCGGCCACCTCAATGGTCATATCGCCGCCGACCTTTAAATTATAATCACCACCACTGTTTACATTAATACGGCCAGTTAATGTATGTAAATTAATATCACCACTCTCTACTTGTATATTAATATTGGCACCTGGCCCTATCTGTATATCATAGTGGTTATTAAGAGTACCAGATTTATTAATAAAAATTTTTGAATGGCCGTCTATGGTGGTATTGTTATTGCCTGTAATATAATGGTTAACGGTGCCTTTATTGATTTCTGTATGTGCCTTGGTTAAGGTAGTCTGGTCGCCATTGGGGTGCATTTCTATGCCTGTGCCAGTTCGGTGGCGAAGATGTATTCGTTCATTATCTGGTGTATCATCAAATTCTTGGAGGTGGCCAGACTCGCTTTCATATACGTGATTGAAAGGATAAACGGCCGCATATGGATTGTCCGGTTGATTCCAGGTAGTGCCATCGCTTGGTGATGTGGGTGCTTGATTTCCAGGTAACGGCATTTCATTAAAGTCCGCCGTTGGTACGTTGGTAGTTTTATCCAAAAACCTTGAAAGTAATGAAGGATGAGGTTTTAATGGCTCATTAACGGCCAGTCGATTCACATCTGGTTCGTTTATATTTCTTGGATAAACCGATACGTCAAAGTCATTCTCATTTTCTTTATCTACGATTTCTCCATTTCGAATTGTTTTATTTGGACGAATATTTGGATCTGCAAACCCTTTATCCGGTCGGCCATATAAGACTGGCCTGCCAGGTAAAGACCCTAGTATAATCGGCTCTTGACGATAATGCCCATCACGAAAAAATCCAAACACCCAAGAACCTTCAAGCAGGCCGGTCGCCGAAGTTCCGATGCCTGATATGCCGCTGGCCGTAATAGGTAAAACACAAAGTGCCCACGGCAAATCGGCCGTTGGTAAAGTTTGTTTATTTTCTGTATGATGACCTAATATACGTACTCTAAGACGGCCGGCCTTTAATGGGTCTTGCCTATCTTCGACAACGCCAGAGAACCAGAGAAAACCTCCAAGTCCCATAAAGTTTTCGTTATTCATTGTATTCTCTCGTTAGAGCGCCTGATAATAACACAACAGCATACGTCATTTCCGCTCATTTTTAATGGTCTACGCATATTACCCGGCCACCTTAGTAAACGCCACAAAGACAAGTAATCCGTAGTAAATCCATATTTCACTGGTACAGGCGTGCGCTAGCACGACTTTATCTATCAGGTATTTTATTCTTTCAGATATTCTCATAGTTACTCTTGGTTGCCTGCGATTAATTTCTTTTCTTACCACATTTACACAGTTTTATTGAGAAAATTCTATTCTTTAAATTTCTCAATGCTTCTTTGATATAGATAAAATTAAGTTCACTTATATTCATAGATTCTCCAGTTGTTTTCTATATTTATTGTGCATAATTTACTCGGTTGCCTGTGGGCTGGCCATTGGTCTATTAATATACATAGCTGTCGGAGCGGCGGTCTCGGAGTTGTTCTCAATATTATTTAAAGAATTTAGCATAGTTTTCTATCAGTATTTGGTCAAATTCGTAAATATCGATTATTCCTGGATTCTTTTTCTCTTTATCTCTAAAAGTATCGTTTATTTCTACAGGATATGGTACTCGGACGCTGTCTTTCATACACTCTAGTGTCATTATATGTTTTTTCATTTTTAAGTCAATTGAGTGGCGTACGGCAGTGATTAGGTATCGTCCTGACATATAAGGGTCCATATCTGATGGTTCGTTACCATCTCGTGGTTCATAAGACGGCAGTTCAAAGGTAATTAAATCACCTGCCTTGACTGCTGTGTAACCATTTACGGTAAGTTCTATACGTAATGATTGGAATGCTAATCTTTGTGAGAGTCTTTGTTGTACTATTTCTTTTACATTTGCGATTGCGATTTCGTTTCCTTCTGCTGTATAATGTACGGCAGTTGTATCTGGCCATAGGTATAATGTAGATTCAGGAGCATCTGATAATGATTGACCCTCTCGTATATACTTCGGCAATATGCCTTTATCTGATTCTTTACCACCATCTCTACTTGTTTCAGTGTGAAAACTCTTAGGGTAATTCAGTTCATAATTAAAATCTGTTTCTTCGTAAGTTTTATTCAATTGATTGTGTGTAATCATACGACTTGCATAAACACCGTTTCTTAAATTTTTAAGTGTATCAAATTGATCTTTGATTGTATAACTCATTACCACCTGCATTTCGTTTTTAATATCTTTATTGCCTTTTTCATCTGATACATTGGCAGGTTTAGATTTATACCTTGCAACAACGGGTCTTGCTGTATTTGCTTCGATTGCTAACATACTTTCTAATGAGCGGTAATTAAATCCTGCCACTGTTTCATAGAAGTAATAGCCGGCATTATGAAATTTTAAACTGGTTGTTAATTGCGATATTTGGTCTATACTATCAAAAGGTCTTAATCTATTGAATACGTGTTTATGTAAACCAATTGATGGTTCATAGAATAGATTTTTATTTGAACCTAAAAATGTGGGGTCTTTTATAATGTTTGCCACCATATTTGAATAAGTATCTGTTTGAGCATTTGATACCACTTTCAATTCGTTATCAATCATTTCTTTACTGCAAAAATTAATCAAATACATTTGCGTTTTAGGATTTACATTTGTTCTTGCTTGTATTTTGTATATGTACATTGGATGACCAGACTTTTCTGTAAAGTCATACATATATGGTGAGCCTGGCGTGAAGAATTTAAATTCTATTCTTTCATTACCTGTTAATGGCAATTTACGAATAATATTTTGCGTATCTATTAATAGAATGTTGCCTGATAATGTTTTGTTGTAAATACTTTCATAGATATTGAAATCACCAATCATTGTTTCAATAGCAATTTTTTTAGCTCTATTATCACCTGATTGTGATGAATATGATACTAATACAACATCAGTTAAAAGATATTGACCAGGTTTTTTTAAAACACTTTCATCTAAGGTATCAAATACACTCATTATACATTTACTAAGTTAGCAAACTCATCTAATAATATAGGCAAATATGCGGCGTTCAATAATTTAATTTGTCTTTTTTGGTCTTGGATTCTTTGTTCGTATTCTCTATTCGTAACAGCGGTAGCTCCTGGTACTGTGTTGTTCACTGTAATTTTATGTGAGTAATCACTTGGTCCTTCACCTTTTGTTTTACCACTTGATTGTGTAATTTCATAATGATGTACGCCATCTGGATTTGTATATTTTTCATTCATATAATTTTCAAATTCATATGTTGTAAGTGGCCAGCCATAATAACGGTCTGTAATATCATTTGTTAAAAGTATAATCCAATGATATTGACTATTACCAAAATGTTTTAGTGCTGTAATTTCAGGTGTTTCTCCTTCAGGCACATCATATAAGTCGTACAGTGTAGATTCATCTAATACTTTTGACCTAACTTTAACTCTCACCATTAAATCTGTAACGACTTTTTCGTTACCATCATTTCTTATATCATATGTGCCTTTAGGAAAAAAAGAAAAGTACATTAGAATCCTTCAGCAATTTTTTGTTTAGTCATTATTTCTGTTTCACTAAACGATAAATCCATTTTTGTGTATATGGGAGCAGCTCCTAATTCATCAGCAGCAAAAGTTGAAAATACACTATCATCGCCGTGTGTTAAATCCATTTTTGTTAATACGCACTTACTGATTTTAGGTATATACATATTTTGTTTATCTAAGTACATAAATGTTAATTGAAATTGTGATGGCACTACAAAGTCATTTGTCATACCTAATTCGGGGTGCATATGAAATTTAAATAATGATATAATTTTTCTAGCGGCATCTAATTCACCTCGATTACGTGGTGCAAATTCAAAGCTATATTGGAATTCTCTCATTGGCACACCTTCAAAAACCATTTCTAAATTATTATTAAAGGCACGACCTGTTGATTTTTGTAATGCTGCTTTAAAATCACCGGCACCAGGTATCATCTGTGTTACCATTTGTGCTATTTCAACACCCATTTTTTGTGCAATCTCAACACCTCTTAATGCTAAATCTGATGGTTTTCCCATACCTAATATATCACCTAACATTCCGGTTTCTTTACCACTATGTGTTACGTTGTAAGATGTTTTAACACCTGGCGGCGTGTATAATATAATTGTATCTGCTACACGTTGATGTCTTGAACCTAACATACCTGCATTTATACCCGAGCTTTGTTTTGTAATTCTACTTTTACCATTTGAAAACGTTGATGACTTTCCACCTGTTAATCTTGTATTGCCTATTTTAGCAGCTAAACTTTCTTCACTTAAACTTTTAAGTCCTGTCTGTAAACCACCTTTAATTAAGTCAATAGCTTCACTAGCAATTGTAGTTGTTTCTAATATATCAAAAATCATATAATGGCCAGTGCCTAATTGTTGTACGTTATCAGGATAATATACAACACCTGCTTCATATGGATTTTGTTGCATATGAGCACTTGGTTTAGTATCACTTAATTCTAATGGAGATTTGTTTAATATTTTGGCAGCAGCGGCATTTGTTTGAATACTATTTTTTGCCTTATCGAATAAACTACCACCTAAACCACCTACAAGACCTGTAAGGCCACCACCAACACTTTGGAGATTACTTAAATTCTTTTGAACAAGACTAGCTACTTTTGATAACACGATAAATACCTTATGTGATTAATACTAATATTTATATGATATGAGAGCAAGTTATAAAGGAATTTATAAACCCACCCACCCTAAAAAGTACGCTGGTGACCCAAATAGAATAGTATATCGTTCACTATTGGAAAGGCGTATGATGGTATATTTGGATAAAAATGATAGTGTTGAGTTTTGGGCAAGTGAAGAAATACCTATAATCTATCGTTCACCAATTGATTATCGTATTCATAGATACTATCCAGATTTTATATTTAAGTTAAAAACAGGCAAAAAATATATGGTTGAAATCAAACCATATCGCCAGTGTTTTCCACCTAAAAAACCAAAGAAGCAAGGCCGTTCTTTTATGCGTGAACAATTAGAATATATAAAGAACCAAGCTAAATGGCAAGCTGCTAAAGTGTACTGTGAAGGCAACGATTTAGAGTTTAAAATCTTTACTGAAAAAGATATAGGTGTCTATAGTTAATATAAATATAGTAAATGGCAAGTATATTAGATACCCTAGTTGATAAACAAGGCGATACGACTAAGTCAACGACTTGGTATAAAAACGCAATATCATCAATTGGTCAAAAGGTAACTGCATCAAAATTGATGGCACAAGGAACATTGACAGCCAGACCAAATATTGGTTTATTAAATTTATTCTTTTATGACCCAAAGTATAAAGAAACTTTACCTTATTATGATACTTTTCCATTAGTGTTACCATTAGAGAGTATTAAAGGTGGTTTTAGTGGATTAAATTTTCATTATCTATCACCAGGTTTAAGATTAAGGTTATTAGAAAATATGCAACGATACGCCACGAATAAAGATTTATCAAAGGCAAGATTTGATGTAAGTTGGAGTCGTGTTAAGTCTATACCATTATCAAAGGCAACAATTAAAAAATATTTGTATAAACACGTAAGGTCAAGTTTTTTAAGAATAAATTTAAACCAGGCCGCTATCGCTTGTTATTTACCAGTACAACAGTTTCAAAAAAGACCTGCTAGTTCTGTATATGCAGCTTCAAGGAGTTTTATCTAATGGCAATATTAAGAGGCGGAGTTCGTATTGGTGGTTTTGATGTAAGAATAGGTCTGCCACGTGATCGTTCTTTAGATAATGTTGAAGGCGACCCACGTTTTAGACAAAGAGCCGGCGGCAATCCTGAAACTACAATGGGTCGTGTACAGGCATATATTAATGAAGCAGAAGGATTTGCTCGTAAAGCAAGATTTTACGTAGAATTTTATTTACCTAGAGTTGAAGATGGCCCTAGTAAACCTGCTCCTACTTTAGGTGGTCAAGCAAGACAAGAAAGTCCTAATATTGCAATAGGCGATATAAATTTATCAACGGCGGCACAAGAACAGTTAACAACATTTTTATCACAACAAGAAATAAATTCAATACACGCAGCTAATGGCCGTAGAGTAAGAGCATTTTGTAATGCAATAGAAATGCCTGAACGTACAATTGAAACAAAAGAAATACGTCATCACGGTCCAGCATATAAATTAGCATTTGATTATAAATCTGCTGATATAACAGCAACATTTTATTGTGATAAATTTTTGAGAGAAAGATCATATTTTGAAACTTGGCAGGCAGCTGTGTTTAGCACTAAATCGAATAATTTTAATTTTTATGATAATTACGTGTCTGATATTAATATTTTTCAATTAGGTCAATTTGCTAGTCGTAACGAAAGAGATGATATTACTTACGCTGTTAAGTTATTTGAATGCTTCCCTAAAATAATAGGGCCAGTTGCATATTCATATGATAATAATGCTGTACAAACTTTTCAAGTTACATTTACCTTTAGATATTGGGTAAATTACTTCTTAGAAAGATCAGGCAATATAGAATTAGGTTCACCAAACTTTAGAGCAGTTGATGTTAAAAGTGGTTTCGGAGCTTTTGGTGGCATACTAAATAAATTACCACCAGAGTTAAGACGTGCTGGTGTTGATGTATTACAAGGACTAAAAAGACGTATACCAATCGGTGGTATTACAGGTGGTCGAGTGTTTCCTCCATTTGGCAATTTTCCACCACTTAATTTATAATATAAGGAGATAATTATGGCTTTGCCAAAAGTTGATGTGCCGACATACCAATTGACGTTACCATCAGAAGATAAACAAATCAAGTATAGACCTTTTCTTGTAAGAGAAGAAAAGATTTTATATATTGCACAAGAAACAGGTGAAAATAGAGAAATGATAAACGCATTAAAAGAAGTGGTCAAAGCGTGTACTTTTGATGTATTAAACGTAGATCGTTTACCTATATTTGACGTAGAATATATATTTTTACAAATAAGAGCTAAATCAGTTTCAGAAATTACCAAGTTCAAAACAATTTGTCCTGATGACGGAAAAACTTATGTTGAAACAGAAGTTGATTTAACAAAAGTTGAAGTACAGGTAGATGATAGTCATACAAATAGAATTATCATAGACCCTAAAAGAGATTTAGGTCTTGTATTAAGATATCCTACATTAAAAAATTATGATGTAGGTACAGGTGTTAAAAATTTTGAAATTGAAGAAGTTTTTACAGTTTTAATTGATTGTATAGATCACATATTTGAAGGAGATAAAATATATCCTGCAAAAGATACAACAAAAACAGAATTAAAAGAATTTGTAGAAAATTTACCACAAGAAGCTTTTGCTAATATTAGAGTGTTTTTTGATACAATGCCAAAATTAAGGCACGAAATCGAAGTAACAAATCCTAATACTGGTAAAACAAGTAAAGTGATGTTACAAGGTATCGCAGATTTTTTCGGATTAGCCTCGCCCACAACACGCTAGAGGCATACTTCGAAACTAATTTTGCATTGATGCAGCATCATAAATATTCATTGACGGAGATTGAAAATATGATACCGTGGGAGCGTGATATTTACATTACATTATTGATTAATTATATTAAAGAAGAAAACGAAAGAAGAAAAAGGAACAGCAAATGAGTGTAGAAAACGTTAAAGATACACCTTGGAAAAGTAACTGGCGACCTGCTATGGGTTGGTTATATTTAAGTGTATGTATATGTGATTTTATATTATTTCCAATAGGGTTTACAGTTGTACAATTTTGGGAAGAACAGGCGGCCAATGACGCATTTAGACAATGGAACCCAATAACATTATATGGTGCTGGTTTCTTTCATATTGCTATGGGTGCCGTGTTAGGTATTACTTCTTATGGTAGAACACAAGAAAAGATAGAAGATAAAAAAATAATAGCACAAACAGTACAAACAACAACACAACAAAAATTTAAAATAGACGACCAGATAGGTTAACAGATGGCAGAACAAGACCCAATATTTAAAAAAGAAGTAAAACCATTTTTGGCATTAGGTTCTGATGCTATGAAAAGAATGGAAAAATCTTATGAAAAATTGGCAAAACAAAACAGTCGTTACTTTGATGATTTTGAAGATGTACAACGTGATGTTGCTTCAATAGAAGATAAATTACCTCAATTAACTGCCATTAAAAGAGCTTCAGAAGCTGGTGGAAAAGCATTGACCTCACAAGAGGCTATGAAGTTAATGGATAGTATTAGAGTCAATGTTATTAATGAAACACAAAAAGTTCAATTAGCAGTTCAAAGGACTTTTGCTCCATTAGACGTAGAATTAAAACAAACAATAGATTTATTAACTTCACCTAATGAAGATGCTCAAGATGCCGCTTTAGATAGAATTGATGATTTAAGAAAAGCTATGGGTGTTGATTTTGATAAAGTCGCTGCAGCTATGGGTGCTAATGTAAAAGAATTAATTGAATCTCGTCAATTTATGAGAGAGAATAGAAGAAAAGAAGATGAATTAAAAGAATCAACAAAACAACAAATGTTGGAAAAAAGAGACCAATTAAGAGAACAAGGTATTAATACTTACCTTGATGAAAAAACTCAAACGTTAAGAGTAAAAACTATAAAAGATGAAAAAGAATTTAAAAAATCTATTATTGCTGATGAAAAATACTTAGAACAAAAAAGAAAAGAAACGAATGAGTTAGAAAATAAAATGAGAAATCAAAAAACTCTCACTTTAGATGAAGAAAAATTAATTATAGATAATAGACAAAAATTAGTAGAATTAGAAAAAGATTTAAACAAGAAAAAAGAAGAAGCAAATATAAAACCAAATGAAAAATTTTCTGGTTTTTTCAGTCAAACTTTTGGTCAAGCAGGTGACTATCTAAAAAATACTTTTGGTGAAATAGGTCAAATGGGTAAAAGCATAACAAAAGGTTTCAAAGATTTGCCTAATACTGCTATGAGTTTTGGAAAAAGTTTAGGTAAAGCAGCTTTAGGACTGGTATTTTTTGCTTTAAAGGCTATGTTAGTAGTAGCAGCAATAGTTCTTTTTATATTTGTTGTATATAAGATAGTTTCAACTATAATGAAAGCAGTTGATTGGATTAAATCTAAATTAAGTTGGATATTTGGCGATGATGAAGATGATAAAAAACCATCTACAGCTATGGTTGACACAAATCAAGGTGAAATGGCAGATCAAAATGTTGATACGCAAAATCCTTCTTTTGGTAAAGATGTAAAACAAGAAAGTGTTTCTAATGAAAGTAACATTTACAATACTGATAGATCAAATAAAAATCAAATTTCAAATTCATCAGAAACAATGGTGCCAGGTTTAACACCTATATCACCAACAAGAATACAACCTATACCAAGACGACAAGAAAATGTAAATCAAATGAGTACTGAATTAGCTGCAACAAAAAGTCAAGGTATGAATCAAGTAATCGCACCTACATCAATGAATAATGTAACTACAAATAGTACTACACAAGCAGTGTCTAGTACACCTCAAAACTTAGATCGTTCTTTTATTAATTTAAATACAGTACCAGTTTAAAGAGGTGGCCATTACTGGCCACCTTTTCAGTATTAGTAGAGAGAGATTCTACTCATCATCAGCCAATTTACTAAAGTAAGATAACGTATCGTCATCATCACTGGCAGATGTGGTAGTTTTACTATTACTTTTTACTGAACCGTTGGATTTAACCGGAGGGAGTTCGGCGCTTTCAACTGTTCCAGCACTTCTAGTTCCCGTAATTACCCTATTCAGTTTCTCTTTGAGTTCATCATAGGTTTTAAAATTACTAGGGGCCAAGAAAGGCGTTAGAGCATACTGCCTAGACCATATTGCTTTAATCTTATCATCACTTTCAGCAATTGCCTTAACAGGCTCAAATTCAGATTTATCATAGTTCCAATAACCATCCACTTTTCTAATTTTTAGTTTAAAGTTCGCACCTTTCCAAAAATCAAATGGATTAATTGGTTGTTCATCTTCAAATGCTGGTTGCATCGCTTCTGTAATCTTATCAAATATCTTTTTACCATATTTGAATATGAATACTTTGCCTTCATTTTGTGGATGTGCTGGATCACTTACGACCAATATGTTAGAGTAGTAAGATAATTTTCTTTTTCTTTTTCTTGCTATCTCTTTATCAGATTCAACACCTGAATTCCATAGTCGTGTATTTTCTTCACTTACAGGATCTTTTTGATTTAAAGTTGTAAGAGAGTTTTCAATATACCAACCACCTTTGTCCTGAAATGCGTGAGACCATACTCGTACCCAAGGCATCTCCTCTTTTTCAGTTGCAGGTAAAAAACGAAGTACGGCATAACCACTACCAGTTTTATCTAGTTCAGGTTTCCATATTCTTTCGTCTGTATATTTGTCTTTTGATTGTTTATTAATATCCTCAGGATTGAGGTTAGCCTCTAGTGCTTTGGTAAGTTTATCAAAGTTAGAGTGGCTTGTTTTTAATGTATTAAAGTCCATTGTATTCTCCGTATGTTTGTATTTGTGTTAGCTGTATAATCGCTATCATTATTATTTATAAGTCTTTTCTCGCCACTTTTTGTGTTGAGCTGCCCATTCTTTAGCTGATATACCTTTAGGGTATCTCAATCTATCTCGTAGTTTTTCAAGTCTATTAATTAAATAATTTAATATTCTAATATACATTAAACCAATATATCATAAACCTAGTTCTTTGTCAAGCTGTTGGAAGTTAATATATCGTATATTAGGTCTGCCGTGCCATTCATTAATGGCCGCATTGGTTTTATCTCTATCATCATTAAATTCATTTACCTTAATAAATTCAACGTTAGGTTCCCAAGTTGAGAGTGTTCTCCATTGATCAATCCAATTAACACAAGGTGTTGGACTATGTTCAGGTATTACGTAATGTTTAGTACCAGCATATAAATTGTTAACCCTATTATCATTACTATAAAAATCGTGGCCTATAAGATATACTCTTTTAGGTGATAATAATTTGATTGCAATATAACCTGAAGTGGGGCCTGCTGACCAACCGTGGTCAACGGCAGCGCCTTGCTGGTTTACCATAACCTCTTTTAAATCGTGTGTCTTATCAGTATCTCTTACCCAACTAATACAACAACTATTATGATTAACAAACTTTTTTTCTTTTTTATTTTCTTTTCTATGCAATACTTCAACAAGGCCTTTTAAATTGGCACCGTGCATAACATATTCTCTTTGATCTGTTCTGATATTTTGATTAATCATATCATATTTTTTTACATTTTCTCTATCATCTAAAGATAGGCCTGTAAATAACATTGAGTCGAATAGATCAGCAGGTATTTTATTCCAATCTCTAAACCAAGTTTCGTTCTTTTCACAATACCCACTATGATATATTTCGTGCATTATACCGTGGTCAACGGATACTAATACGTCTGGTGTAAATGTTCTATATATGGCATTACAACCATATATTTTACCGTGAGGTCTAAGTTTTTCTAAATTAAAATCTTTACGACTTGTACCGTTACCTATACAAAATACGTTAGACATTATCTGAATATGTAATATATACCAATCACAATGGCAACTATTAATAGATTAATTAAAATCTTTTTAGCTAAGAATTTTAATTAACCTTTCATAGTGCCACTTGACTCTCTAAAAAAATCTGGTGCGCTCATATAAGGATTGAAATATTTATCTGGATGATTAAATCTATTTACCTCTTTACAAAGTTCTTCTATTCTTTTATCCATTGACAAATACCTCTTTCATTATTAATTTAATTGCTGTTCTATTATATTTAACAAACTGTTCATATTTAGCTAATCTTTTGGAGTGGACTGGCCAAACAACCTGTTCAATAATCTGTTTATCCCAAGATTTACTATAAGATAAAATTTGGTTAAATACAACAGCACTCTCGTAGGATATCTTTTTTGATAGAACCAATTGAAAAAATCTAGGATGTTGTCCACCAAAAACGCTAAAACCATTATCAAAAGAAAGGCGCTTAGCATTAAAATCATTAACAATATGGACACAATCGTTTCGAAAATAATACTCAAAAGATTCATTACGCTTCTTCCAATCTGTAAAAACATCATTACCGTCCTGTCCTGTTAAACTCTTTACCCATTTGTTACTATCAAATAAAAAATTACTAACAAAAAAGCCCAATATATCATTCTGACTATATCTGGTGCTAAGTTTGTGAAAAAAATATCTATCATTTCTTTTAGTAAAGGTATCTAGTTTACAATTAACTTTTCCTTCATATTTATGATAATCATAACTAGCTGTGGTAAAATGTAACTTAACAGCAAGATATGTTTTAAATACTTCAAACCCTCCATACATATTACACCGGCAATTGGCCTGTTTTTGGTATATAATTTAAATTCTGTGCTTCTATTGTAATCTTATCTTTTAATGGTTTACTGATAAGAGGTGCAACTGTACCTGGATCTATTTCATTTTCTTCACAATATTTTAACACGGCGTCCATATACGTAATGCCTTTTTTAGCCTGTACAATCTTTTCTATTTCTAATGAAAATTCTTTTGAGTTCATAGTATAATTATATCACGATTCAATCGTGTTGTCAATGGCCTAATCGTCTTTGAAGTGGTCGTCATCAAACGTTACGCAATTACTTTCGATATTATGTTTCTTGCGTCTATCTTCTACCGATAAGGTAGGGTCTGGTTCGTCCAGACCCTTTTTGAAAAACGATAGCCATTTAAAAGAAAATAGTTCTCGTAATATCATAACCTTATATTGGTAAAAAACTACTGATGGAAGTAATCACTATTAAAACAAATAATCCAATGGCAATTATACCTGATAGAACCATATATAAAGGTTCATATTCATTCCAATGTTTTTTAATTTGTTTTGAGGTATTACTTACCCATTTATTTTCACAAATATTATACGGTATCATTACTTCTTAATTCCTAAATTTGGAAAAAAAGCTTTGACTGTATTTTGATATGCTTCAGCATAAGGCTTTGCTAAGTCTTGTGCTTTCGTTATATTTTCTTGTGCAGTCTTTGTAAAGTCATTATTCGTTACAAACTCATTAAATTGTTGAGCCATACCAATAATGTCTTGTGGTAATACTGTAGGAGCTTTAAACTCTTGTACTACTTTATCACCTTCTTTTCTGATGTTGTACTCGTACTCTTGTATTTGTGCTTGATAATTAAACTCAACTAATTCTTTAGCTAAGCCTAATAAGTCTGAACGGATTTCATATCCGTTTTTTGATGTTGTTGCCATATTTTCTCCTTTGTGTGTGTGTTTATAGCGTTATTATTTATACAGGAGGGATTTACTCCCTCCTGGTTTTCAATTAACTACTTCTTCTTTTCGTCTTTTTTAGCTGGTTCAGCAGGTTTTGCTGGAGCAACTTGTTGTGTAGTAGCAGGTTTCGCTGGTTCTACTTTTTTACTAGGTTTTAATAAAAAGTAACCACCAATTGCTATTACCACTACAACAGCGGCGATAATTAGATTTTTTGTAGTAAACATTATTTACTCCTTGTTTAGTTAATATAAGGGACAGGTCTTAGTTTTAGGCTAAGACTAGTCATCTCTATTAATTAATATACACTAATTTGAAGTATTTGTCAACCAGTTAGATAACTGATTTTTCTCTTTTGATATGGCCTAACACTGTACCCTTATGTTCACCTTCTTTTATGGTGTAACCTGACGTACCATTACCATTTATTTCGACTTCTTTTCTACTTCTCAATAGAATGTCGTTCTTTTCTTTTACTTGTTTATCTGTATAGTTTTTAGATATTAAGTCTTTTAATCGTTCTATCATAATATTATTTATATGCAATACCGTCATTGGAGACCTGTTATTTTTGCATACCTCTTACGGCCTACTTCTGTTGCCACGTGTAGGCCAACGCCGTTACCTATAATTAGGCAGCAAGAGCATAACTTTCGTTAGCATCTGTGATTTGACATTACGTTGTCAGCGATTTAACTCCAAATAGTTTTAGCTAGAAGTCGAAACTATATCCACCCCTTATATTTCATTGTATAAATGGTGGAGTGGCTGGGTACCGCCCCCAGGTCCTATCTAGTTATTGTCTATTCTTCCTCATTAAATATCTTCTTAATTCATTACCTTGTTTTAAATCAAAAGTTCTATAATTTATACAAGAAGTATCAGGTTCTTCTGGCGAATGTAATATAACTATTGTTTCTGTATTTTTTTTGTTTATATAATATTCTACTACAAATACAGGTTGACCTTTATCATTTTGACCCTCTCTGCCTATACTTATATTTACTAACTCAAAATTAAAATCTTTTAAAAATTGATTTACAGTGAGTCGATTACCACATAATACAGGTATTTCTTCAAGTGTTAATGAGTATTTTTCTAATATATTTACATTAGCATAACTAATGTTTGAGTATAATAAAAGTCCTATTAATATCTTTTTAAACACTGGCCTATTTCTGACAATAGGTCAATTCTCTTATGTATTACTATTTGTCTTTAATTTGTTATTGAAATATTTATAAAAGTTATCTATTGATTCTAATAACTTTTTCTCATAATCAGCACGGTTTTTAATAAAACATTGTGCGACACCATCTTCACAAGCCAGTATAACAACCAACTGTTCAATTTTTTGGCCATATAGTTCTTCATACATCATAGAATAGGCCGTTGTTTGTAGGAAGTAATTTTCAATCCAACCTTCTTCTCTTTCTTTATTGGCCGATTTAAAGTCTATGACTGATAGCTTGTCATTGTAATCTGCAACACAATCAACTTGGCCTGCCACTGTAAGTTTTTTACTATACATAATTGTTTCAAGCATTCTTACGTTGTCAATCTTATCTATATATGGTTTAATCAGTTTAAATAAACCTAATGGTAATACATCTCTTATTGATGGTGTTTGATTTTGTAAATACTGTTCAACAAGAGTGTGCATAGCCTTACCTCGTCTAGCCGCTCTACCCATTTCCCAATTGGCAACTGAATCACCAACTTTAGTTCTCCAGT